ACTTATGTGGCCCCCAGTACCCCAAAAACCGAAAACCCTCTCTACCCAGGACCACATAACCTCCACCTGGGTTTTTCTTTCGCTCTCGGTATAGAACATACGTTCTAGGGACGATGCGTGACATTCAGTTGTTAAGGTACTATTTTAACCGGAGGCCACATAATGTCAAGCGCCAAATTGACCCTCTCCCAGGCCATTGACGGCTTTTTCCTCGATCGTCGCCTCAAATTCACCGAAGCCACCGTCGAAAACTACCGTTGGGCCTTCGACAAATTCGCCGCCCATTGGAAAGACGATCCCGCCCTCGAGGCCATCACCGCTGACGACGTGCGCCACTTCCTCGACGACCACCGCAAGCTCTCCAACACGTCCCGGCGCAACATGCACTCCGTGCTCTCCAGCCTCTGGACCTGGGCCATAGAAGAGGGCTACGCTGAGCAACATATCCTCCGCCAGGTCACCGCGCCCGATCCCGAGCAGCGCGTCGTCATTCCGTTCAGCCAGGCCGACGTCAAGGCGATGTTGAAAGCCTGCAACAAGAGCACCAGCTATGCGCGCCCAGGCAAAAAAGCATGCGCCAACACGCGCCCTAGTGCGGCCCGCGATCGCGCCATTATTATCCTGCTTGTCGATACCGGCATCCGCGCCAGTGAACTCTGCAAGCTGCGCATCCAAGATCTCGACCTGGGCAATGGGCGAATGAAAGTACTGGGCAAGGGTGTCAAGGAGCGGCTCGTGCCGGTGGGCCACACCTCGGCCCGCGTCCTGTGGCGCTACCTGGCCACTCGCCCCGAGGCCAAACCCATCGATCCCGTCTTTGTTGCCGATCGCACTGCGGTGACGCCATTTGGTCGCCATACTCTGCATCGTCTGATCAAGCGCATCGGCGATCGCGCCGGCGTCATGCACGCCCATCCTCACAGATTCCGCCATACGTTCGCTGTGAATTTCCTGCGCAACCACGGTGATGTCTACTCCCTACAGGCCATTCTCGGTCATACGACCCTCAAAATGTGCCAGGTGTACCTCGCCCTGGCCCAGCAGGACACCGACAACGCCCACCGGCGGGCTTCTCCTGCGGATAACTGGCGACTATAAGGAGCCGTCCCTATAGGACTGGCGGCTTTGGAGCGGAATCACACTATATGCGCACTTCTGTTTCTCACACTAACCAGTTTCATTGTCATCCTGTGCCTCCAAAGTTGTGAAAAAGTGCCCCTCTGCTGCCCGAGGCCGTCGTGTTCCGTACGAACAGGCCCGTCCGAGTGGGTGTCCAGTTCCCAGCGAAGTTTATAGTGGCGACCCAGTTCATAGGGAATCCTGCCTGTACGTAGAATTGGTTGTTTGGATATGCAGCCGACGATCTGAGCTGAACTGCGGTCATCATAGGTGGAAAAGGATCGCTCAACTGTGTTGTTGTAATGCCTCCACTTGCCTCCTGCCAGCGATAGAATAAAGCATTGGAATAGTTCGTATAAGTACCCACACCCGCCTTTATGTAGGCCTCTACGAACGTATCGTCAGAACCGTTGTCGCAGCGCAGCCCCGCCTCCATACTGGCATTTTCTGCCAGTAACGTAGCTTGTATTATCTGTCGAACAGCAACCGTATACAATAAGCACGTTACATTGACCTGCGCACCCGTCGAACGGGCCCTTAGGAAGTGTCCCGTATAGTAGTAGTTCTCTGTCGCCGCTGGAGTTGTCGACCAAGCGCTGAAGATCGCTGGCATTACGTTCTCGACGTTGAAACTGTGATAATCGCCCCACCCAAGCGGTGACCATCCACCAAGCCACTCATCGAGCAGCTGCGACGCAGTGGAGAAGAATATGTCGTGCTCCGTATCGCCGAGCGTAAGGCCCGCGGGGGTGATGCTGACGACATCGGAACCGCCGGCCTCGAGGTCGATCTGATCATCCGTGGGCGCGCTGATCGTCGTATCCCCATCCGCGTCGAGGACCACCGCATCGGCGTTTCCATTCAGGTCGACCAGCGTCGGGTTCAGCGTCGCGCCCCCCTCCGCCGCCGAGCTGTGGTCGTGCACCATATCCGCCCCGCCCACGCCGGACATCTCGTCCCAGTCGAACGCCTCCCAGCCCGGATCCGTCCCGCCTGCGTTGACCTTGAGGATCTCGTGTGCGTTGCCGATGGGCAGCGTCGTGATCGCCGGCGTGGCATCGACGACCAGCACGTCTCCCTGCGTCAGCGGCGTGGGCGCGCCGGGACCTGGTGATCCGGTTGGGCCTGCCGGGCCAGTCGCCCCCGGAGGACCTGCAACCCCGCTCAGCTCGCTGTTCTCAAGCGCACGTACGCGCCGCTCCAGTTCCTTGATTCGATCGAGGGGATTGTTCTCATAGTGGTCTTTATCCAGAGGACTGGCTCTCACGACCATTCGACCACCTCCAGCCGGCAGGCATTCGACGCATCCCATGAACGCCCCATCACGCGCACAGAGCCCTCATAGGCCCATTCTCCACGCTCGAGGAATGCATTCATCTTGACGATATCGCCAACATCGTACGTGCTATAGGGTGATGGATCGGCATCGACGACAGTAGCCTTGAAGTGTTTTCTCGAATGGTCCAGCGTGGTCAGCGTCGCTTCCGCCGTCGCATCGAGTGTGTCCTGGTCAAAGACGCCGGTGATCACTTCAGCGTATTCTCTATAGCCATATGTGGCTTCCGCGTCGGTCGAGATCGCCGTGCCCACCAGGCGGTCGTCCCAGGATGTACCGCCCGCGCCGCCGCCAACCGCCTTTGTGACGCTGGCGATCGGCCCCTGCTCGGTCATCTCCAGCGGTGTCTCGACGTTCCGCCCCTCCACCAGTGAAACACTGCCGGAATAATCGTGGCCAAGCTGTGGAGCCCAGAGAAATTCAAAGCTCAGCTTCCCACTTGCATACACCGGCACCACCTTGTACTCTTCGGCACTCTGTCGCGCCAGGCGCTGCAGCGCGTCGAGAATGTTGGCCAGGTTGTAGGTCTCTGTGCGCCGGTTCACAGACATCACAATAGAACCCAGATCGATCCCGGTAACCTTTATTCTGTTGGTGTATCTCACCAGGCCCTGCGCGATCTCACCTGGAGGCACATTCATGTACGTTTCCTGCTTGGCAGTCTGCCGCCAGTCCAGGATCCGATCTCCCGTGTACACCGAGAACTGCACACCCGTCTCTGTAGGCACCCTGGGGACGTCAATCACACCTCCGAAATCAGGCAATCCAGAGGCAAACCGCACCATAAACCGGTTTCCGAGTGCGAGCCGCTCGGGCGTACACAACGGATCGCTGTACGGCAGAAACAGCTTTGCGACGCCGGTGTTGTTATGACGCCAGGTCACCGAGTCAACCGTCGGCACCACCGTCTGCGGATTGAGCCCTGCACGGTCAAAGAGAATCGCCTCAATCTCATTACTCATAGTACCGCCTGTCGTACACCACGTCGATCGCGATCGACGTAGCCGTAGGATCCGCAAACGTGAGCGTGTTCTCGCCGTCAAGCAGCGCCAGCCACTCTCGCCGAATCCCGTCTGTCTGCACGATGCTACCCGTCAGGTTTACGTTTTCGGTCAAATTCCAGGCTGACTTGGCATCCGTATCGATCTCGATCACGTCGTCGACCTGCACGTTTGCGGATAGTTCGAGCGTCTTTCCGGTCACATCATTCGTGATCGTGAGCTCCAGAGAATAGTTTGTCTGCTGCGCACCCAGGGAGCCACTTGGATCGTAGTCGGTGTCGAACGTGATGGTGCAGTCCGCCGCCTCCAGATAGCGATAGTACGTAAAGGTCTGTAGGGTCAGCGCGTCGACATAGAGTGCAATGTAGAATGTGCCCGACGCCGGCGCCGCGTTCCGGCTCCACGCGTTCCAGGAGCCACTAGATCCCGCTGCAATCGCGTATTCGGAGGTCCAGGTCGCCCCATCGGGGCTGGACTGTACGTGCTTGCCTCCTGTTCCTCCAGCATTATAATAGGATTCGCCATTACTAAAGTTGAAATTGGAGATCCCGCACGGAGCATAGAAAAAGAACCGTGCCGCCCCCGTGGTCTCCAGGGAGTTTGTCTGCTGTGCATAGACGCCAACCTCTTCCCACGGTGATGCGTCTGTGCCATGGTCTGCGGTATAGCACTCCCCGGTGCCCGAAAGTGGATCCTGCACCCACGAGCCACCGCGCGTGGGCACGACATTTTCTCCGAATTCCTGAAAGACCCAGGCCGAGTTCGTCGATGTGTCCAGCTCGAAGACCGGCTTGTAGTCGTCGTCGACGGTCGGCGCGGATAACGTTGCGTCCCCATAATAGACCCAGATGTCATGTTGTACCCAGTACACTGCCGTGTCAGCTGCGTGGCCGGCAGCGGCTGTTCCCCGCGCCGCCCTGACCATGTTCAGCAACCGCCCCGAGGCCGCGAGCTTGCCAGAATAGGCGAATGCCTCGCTATCGATCAATACGATGCCGACTGTCGGCAACCTCGAGAGATCACCCTCCAGGTCCAGGTATGTGACGTCGTCGCCGATCAGCATCGCGTCTTTGAGCGTGAGAGAAACCGTCGCCTCCCAATCGACATTGAACCATACGTTCGTATTGGCAGTGTCAATCCCATCGAGCCAGCGATCGACCTCGACTCCATCCACATAGACGCGCAGATCGTCCCCATCGGCCTGCATCTCGGTAGCCGCAATGATCGTTGCCGTGTCCCATGCCAGGACGGCCACGGGATAACTGGTAGCTCCTCGCGGCGAGTTCCAGATCAGCGGGTACCAGTGCTTATATAGAAATCCCTCGGTTTTGTCGTCCTCGGGCGTGACATAGAACACCGGCCGGACCAGGTCCTCCGAATCGACGTCGATCGTCAGATCCCACGATGCGTCATACATCCGGCAAAAGTAGGCGTCGCCATCCCGTGAGCGGAAGCGGTTGTCTCCATGCAAGGTGAGCGTAGCCACGAACCCCAGCGTCGTCTCTTTTCCCGCTGCAGCCACGGGGTCCGTCTGGTCGCACAGCACCTCGAGCCAGCGTGCATTGAGCTGCTCGCCGTTCATCAACGTGACCTCGGCCTGCGTGAATTCCTTGCTGAACACCTGATACTGCTCGATCGCCCATCCCGACTGCCAGACTTCCGTGTAATACGCGCCCAGTTTCCAGCTGGCCAGCGACGTCGGGGCGGTCAGCGCGGTCGTGTCGGTATCGATTAGCGTCCCATTGAGGTAGAGCTTGTATACGTCGGACGCAAAATCGAGCGTGATCACCAGCTCGAGGCGATCGCCGGCCTCGAATGCTACCGCCGAGGGCTCCAGGCGATCCGCGCCGTTGATGTAGACCACGAACGCGTTGGTCGTGTTGTGAAAGTAGCAGTAGATGCGGTTGTCGTTATCCGCTCCCCGGAGGTCGAACACGGGGTTATCCGAGGCCTGTGGCCAGGCCGAGTCATCATAATCGTACTGGGGAGAGAGGACCACCCGGAACGACAGCTCGTCCAGGTCTGATAGGTCATCCGCGTAATCGTCGAGGTCGATGACCGTCTCCGTCCGCGTGCTGGTGTCGTTGTGAGGCGTGGGTGTGTCCCACTCGTAGCCCGGCCCCAGCGAGCCGTCGATGTGCGTCGAGACGTACGAGGCCTCGACCAGGTCCACGCCGTCCACGTAGAATTCGCTGGCGGCAGTGGTAGGCGGCTTGATTTTGATCCGCGCATCGGTCACGCCGGCAGAGAGCGTCACCGTCACGGATACCTTTTGCCACTGGTTCAGCAGTCCATCATCCGCGTCGACAGTGGCCGCCTCCGACCAGCCCGCGTTGTTCTCCTCGACGATGAGCCGGAAATCGCCGGCGACCAAGTAGACCCAACCGGAGCCGGTCCACGTTTCCGTCCCGTCGGCATCCGCGACCGTGTCGCTGTAGGCATTGTCGGCCGTCGCGCCCGATATGCAGTGCAGGCTCGCGTTGCCGAATTTCGCCTGCGCTGTGCTCTGTTCGAATGTATCGAACGGGTTGCCGGCATCGTTGGTCCAGCCATCCGTCACGTTGACCTCGAACGATGAATTGAGGATGTAATTGGTCGCCGTTTGCTCGACGACGATCGCCCGCGTGTCTGTGCCCGGGCCGGCCACAAAATGCATCGCACCGGTGATGGGGATCTCGACGTTGTCCGGATCGACGAGATCCAGTAGTGTCCACGTTCCCTCACCATCGGTCTGCACGTTCAGCGGACCCAGTGCGAGCAGGCATTCCGCGGTCGCGCAGTTGGGCGGGATGATATCCGTACAGAGCAGCCGGTACGGCGTCTCATCCTCATAGTCGATCGCCTGCAGATAGACCTTCCGGGCCAGCTTGCGATCGGCGGCCACTGCCTGCAGGAAATGCGTCTCGAGCGAGAGTTTTCGCCCCGGCCGGCGCACGCCCATAACCACCGGCGACGTCCCGTATCGTTCAGCGGTCAATACCTGCGCGCGTGGCAGCCCCTGCCATCCCCGGAGTATCGAACCCCACTCGGCGGCGTGCCAGTCGATCCCATCGTTAATGATGGTACTGCCCAAGATCCACGGTTTTGGATAGCTCATCCTGCCAACCCCTGCGCCCACAACTCTTCGAGAGAATCCGTCCCAACCGCACTCCCATACTGCTGCACGCCGCCATAGATAGTCATATTGCTCTGGTTACTCTGGTTCGCCTGGCCAAACAGCTCCAGCACACCTTGCCAGGCTTCCTCAGCGTTGAATGTCTGCGTCGTCTGTGCGCTCTGCGCGGCGATTTCCTCCGCACGCACCCGGTTTGCCTCCCGCATCCGTTCGATCACGTCGTCGAGCACGCCGATCGTCTGCTGACCATCACCGAGCAGACCGCGCAACATATCGCCGAACGGCCCCTCAATGCTCAGAATCGCCTCGATGGCATTGCGCACCCACTCGACGATCATCGAGAATACGTGGCTCACGATGACGCCGATCTGCCCGACGATTGCCCGGACCTGTTCCCCGTGCTCCTTCCAGATCAGGCCCAGGGCAATGAGCGCCGCGCCCAGGGCGATGACTGGCAGTGCGGCCAAGAGCATCGGTCCTACGAACGAAACCAGCACGATCGCGCCCAGGGCAATGAAGAGTGGTTTGAGGTCCGTGATGAGCTGCCACAGCCCCTCGAGGGCCGGTTTGAGGACCTGCTCCCATAGTTCCGTGGCCACCGGGATGAACGTATTCTTCCAGAAGGCGCTCACATCCTCGACCGCACCGAGGACCCAACGGAACGCCTTTTCCAGGCCGTCGACGATCTCGATCGGCACTCCCAATTCGACCAGGCTGGCCTTGACTTTGCCAATGAATTCCTCGATATTGCCGTCTTTGAGGTCCTGGAAGGCGCTGCGCAGCGTATCGAGCACCGCGCGCAATTTGTCAACGGTCTCTTGGGGTACGCCCAGCGCGATCAGCGCATCGCCCAGGTTGTTGAAAAAGCCGTCGATGTCGCCCTCGATCAGCAGCCGGAACGCCTCTGCAAAACGCTCGATCGGCTCCTGCATCCCCTCTAGCCAATCGTTGAGCTTGCCGCCCCATTCCTCGACGATGCCACCGGCGACATTGACCACCAGGTCGAGGATGGGTTGCAGCGTCTGTCCGGCCTTGAGTTTGAGGTTTTCCATCGTCGAGGTAATGCGCGCCATCCCCGCTGCGGCGGTGTCGCCCTGCTCGCCGACCTTTTCCATGGTCACGCGGGCCTGTTCCATCACCGCCTGGTTGAACGCTTCCTCGCGGGTCAGGCCCTCGGTGGCGGCCATCAGCTCTTCGATCCGCTCGCGCACCTTGCCCGAGCTGATCCCGAATGAGTCCAGTCGGGGGATCGACTGGTTGGCCATCATCAGAGCAAAGTTCTCCATACTGGAGGTTGCGTCTTCGCCCATCGCCATCCCGAGCTGGGTCGCGACCTCGGACAACTTGGCCGCCTCTTCGGCGCTGTCGGCCAGGCCCATCGCCAGGAACTTGTTGCCGGCCTGCATCAAATCTGAGTCGCTGACCATCCCACGTGTTGCGTAACGCAGATCCTCCATCGCCTTGACGGCATCGCCGCCTACACTCTGGACCAGGTTGTCGAACGTATTGCGCACGCCCTCGACCTGTGCTGCATCCACGGTCATTTCGACCAGACTCTTGCCCAGGCCGGCGATTGCCTTGCCCGCCAGTTCGGCCCCGGTTTTGATGACGCCCCCCATGAGATTGCCAACCGCCGTCCCGACGGCTTCCGTCCAGACGGTCGTATCCCGTTTGCCTTCGCTCAGATCTTTCTGCAGTTGGCTGCGATCGCCCCGCAGAAACACGATCGCGTCGGCGAGTTTGATCGCCATCCATCGTCGTTTCTACTCCGCCCAACGCACTCCCATCGTCGCCATCATCTGACCGGCCGGGACCCACCGCGGCGCGCCGCTTCGAGCGGCGATTCCCTTTGCTCCCCCTAGGGCCTCTCCCAGTGCGTTCGCGATCGCCAAGGCGTGGATCCGCGCTTCCCACTGCACACGGCGCATATAGGCCAGCTCCAGCTCGCCCAACAGCAGGGCATCCTCTACTTCGTCGTCCCAGAGGCCCCACGCTGCCCGCGCAAGTTCTGTGTGGTCCGGCCGCTCTCCGAGCCAAGTTCCTTGAGCCGCCGGATCAGCCCGCCAAAAGGGTAGGCAAGCTCCAGGACGTGGCCGAACGCCTCCAGGATCTCGCTGTCGTACGCGCCCTCCACCGCTTCGCTTAGGTCCGGCGCGTACTCGATCACCAGACCCTTCACCAAGTCGATGCTCTTAAGCAGCGTCCCACCCACGCTCCGCACCAGGCCCGCCACTCCGGCCAGGTCCGTCAGCTCGACATCCGGCGCGCCCTCGAGCTTTTCCGCCAGATCCGAAAACGGCTCCTCCAGCTTGCGCCGCCAGTCCGCGTTCTCCCGGCTCCGCAGCTCCGTGACCTCGTACGGCTTGCCGTCCAGCTCGATCGTCACTTTTCTTGGCATTTGTCCCTCCCTATGCTTGCGCGGGATCATAATCCCGCGTTTTTGTCGCCGATTTGCGAACTTCCTGGCGCTGCGGGCTTCTCAGAGGCTCCCCACGTGGGGAAATGGCATGGAGGCAGGCTAGGACCTGCCCCCTCTTCCCGTACGGCGTCCCCGCCGCACGCCCAACGCGTATGCGTATTTGACCAGCGTGCCCAGTATCAGCATCGAGGAGGCCAGGATTTCCATCGCCTTTTCGTCCTGCCGGCTGACAATGCCGCTGGCAAAGAGCAACTGGTACCAGGCCATCACCGCCTCGGCGATCGCCCTGAATTCGCCCTTGTCTGGGGCCAGCTCGTCCACCATCTCCGCCGGCATCCGGGATAGCACCGCCTGGATTTTGGCTTCTGCCTTTTCTTTTGCGCCCATGTCCCCCCCTCAGTATTAGGTCGTCTCTGACGTCACGCGCTGGAACAGGCAGAGCTTTTGCCCCGCGTTCTGCGTCGTATCCGTCAGGGCCTGGATCTGGATCGGAATGCCCGTGTAATCGGTGCTTTTCTGCGAGAACTCGAGGTTTCCGTTGATCTTGGCCGTCGCCTTGTGGATAAAGAGCCGGATCGGCTCCTCGTTCCCGCCGGATGTGATGTACAATCCCTCAAAGCCAAACTTGCGCTCCGTCAGGATCGCCTCGCCGCCCAGGCCGGTCTCTTCGTATGCCTTCTGTGCGCCGGCTGCAGGTGTCTCCGTCACCGTGTCCTGGTCCGAGGCTGCAAGCTGCAGGTACTCCGCGATCAGTTCGCCCAGGGTCGTCTCCAGGCGCAAGTTCTCCTTGACGCGTCGCCGCTTGATCGGGGCCAATTCTTCCTCGACCTCGACGTCGAATTCCTCCGACTCATAGATCATCACCAGCGGGGCCTTGGTATAGCCTACGCGCACCCAGTTCCCACCCCAGGCGGCATCGTAGGCCACCGTGGTTTCGTCCGGGTTCGCTTCCCCGACCGGGGCCTCGTACAGCCGCGCCCCACTCTTGATCACGTTTGATACGACTGGATTAGCCATCTATCCTCCCTCGCGGTCACGCGGACCGCACCATCACGTCGAAAAACGAGAGCACGAACCGCCACTCCGTGTCCGGCTCTTCCAGGGGCTGTCCCACGCCTGCTTCCTCTGCGTGCAGGATGCTCGCCCCATGCCCGTTGTGCAGCGCGTCGGCCAGCGCCCGATAGACCCCGTACGCCTCGACCTCGCTGCGCCCGTACGCCTTGAACTGCACGCTGGGCAAGACCAGCGCGTCCTCGTAGTCTCGCCCGCGGTATCCTCCCGCGCCTCCGCGCACCTTGAACGTCAGGCACGGCCCATCGCCGGGGTTTGTCCCCGGCGGCGGCACGTCGCGCCCGGCGAACACGCGCGTATTCACCAATGCGACCAGGTCATCATCGGCCAGCAGGAACGTGCGGATCGTAGCGTGTACGTCGATCATAGCCCCTTCCTCCGGGCCACGTCCTCGATGATCCCGCCCGCCTCCTCCTGCAGCTGCTCGACGGCGCGGTAGAGGAACGAGTTGGCCATCTCCTGGTAGACCGCGTACTCTGCCGCGGCGTGGATCGCCGCCTGGCCCTCCTCCAGCGATGGCGGCCCCGCCATTTGGCGTTCAGCCACCGCGGAAGCCTCAGCCTCGGCCTGTGCCCGGTGATCGCCCGTCGGCCCTAGCCCGTACGTGCTGTTGAGCATAAACCCGGTGTCGATCTGCCCGTTGGCCTGGATGTTGACCTTGGCCAGCGCCTCACCTTGAAACGCGAGGTCCGTCAGGGCCTCATCCGTGGTATCCTCGATCTTGAGCAGGACGTCCCGCTCGAACCAGTCCACCTTGCCGGTCATCTACCAGATCTCCAATCGCCGCGGGCAGCCGCTCTCCGATTCCGGAACGACGTCGAGGTGCGTCGTCGGCGTCGTCACTCCGTGCTCGTACACGTACACCGGCAGATCGCCCTCTTGCTCCAGGAGCTTGAGTAGGCGTTCGATCAGATCGACCAGCCCCAATTCCTCTCGGTCCATCGTCTACTCCAGTGGTGTGCCCGTGCCATCGTCCACGAGCCGCAGCCCCAGCACGAGACCGCTCGGGCCGCGCTGCACCGGTCCCTCGATCTCGAATACCTGCGCGGTGTCCAGCGCCTCGTCGTACCGCTGCGCGATCCGGATCCGGTCCTTGTCCCCGATCTCGGTACCGATCGGCAGGCGGAGCCGGGCGTCGATCACCGGCACGTCCCCGCTGCCCTGCGTCTCTCGAGGCCGGACGTGCTCGAGCCCGCAAATCTGCTCCTCGCCGTACTTCCACAGATCCTCCGGGCTGCTCGTATCGGGGTTGCCGTACGTGTCCGTGCTCTCCTGGTAGACCCCGATCCGGCATACGTCCTGCATCGCGCTGTCCTGGGTGGTCCGCATCCGGGAGAGCTCAGTCGCGGTCAGGTGGTTTACCGTCACCACGATCGCGGCTCCGCCAGGTTGCCGACCAGCTCGTCAACTTGCGCGTTTTCCGGCTTGGGGTACATCACTGTCCGGAACGAGCTCGGCTTGCGCCGCGCCCGGTGGGTCCTGGCCAGCGCCTGGTAGTGCTCGACGACCTGTGCGCGGCTGTAGCGCGCGCCGTCCGCCTGGAAGTCAAAGTCCTCGGCCACCGCCGCGGCCTTTTCGTCCCAGATGTCGCCGGCAGCGCGGTGCAGATCGTACGTGTCGATCCAGTCGTCGTTGTCCTCCTGGGTCGGAGGCTGCGTCGACGTGTCCCACGTGTACGGCACCTCGCCGCGCTCGTCGATCAGCGGGTAGCGCTCGATGTACGTTTCCAAGTCCTCGTCGGTGTACGTCGTCTCCGCCGGTTCGTCGATCATCCGGCGCAACTCTGCCACCTGGGCTGCCGTCGCTGTCATGCTGCTCTCCTAGACGCTGATCACCGCCACGCCACTCGCCAGATCTGCGTCCGGTGTGCAGGTAACCAGGTCATCCCCGTCGTTGTACAGCTCGACCGGAAACGGGCCGATCACCCACTTCTGGCTCGCCGTCACCGTCACCGTCCGGGTGACGCTCTGCCCATCGAGGGTCTTTTGGATCGTGAACACCAGCGCCAGGTCGCCCGCGTCGTTCTCGACGTGCAGCACGGTGTGGCCGTCGTTGGGAAAGGTGAATCCACCCGCGCTGGTCACGCTCTGCAGGCTTTCCTGCGCGCCGGCGCGACCGGCGCTCTGTACCGTCAATGCCTCTGTTGCCATTGATCGATCTCCTTTTCAGGGTCGAGCGCAAACGCCCGACCCTATTCGCACGATTACAGACGAATGTACTCGATGTACAGTCGTCCGGAGAGCCCCACGGTCGTGGCCGAGCCGGTGAAAGTGAGATACTCGGTCGAACCCCACACCGCCGGCGCGGTGATCGCCGTCTTGGCCGTGTTCTGCCGCGCGTGCCCGTTGTACCACGATGCGGCGGCAACTCCGTTGACGTCCAGAGCGTTCAGGACGTCCGTTCCTGCCGTGGCCGCCGTCGCGCCGATGCCAACACTCAGATTGGCCGCGCCGGTGCTCGGCGCGATGAAATGGAACGTGGACTTTGTGATCAGGAGCGCCACCCCTTCTGGGTTCAAAAGCGCACCCACACCACCGTTGTCCGTCGATGCTACTCCGGTGATGTCGATGGTCAGCGTGCCTCGTCCCTCATAGTTCACTGCGATCGTCATCTCTATACTCCTGCTGGGCGGGAATTACACCCGCCCGAGTTTTATACCCGACCAGTTGATCGCTTATGCCTCGTTGACGGTTGCCATCAGCAGGCCGCTTTGAGTGCCCGTACCAGTCTCGGCCTTTAGCACGTAGGTAAGCGGATCGGCCACGGCTGTACAGCCGGCAAAGCAGTTTCCTTGGCCGCGCATCAGAATTTGATGATGCACCGCGCAGTTGTCATCGATGCCCACGGCCAACACACCGCCGGCCTCGCCCGACCCGTTGAGATTCCAGAAGAGACAATTCTCAAACTGCACCGACCATCCCTCGTTGTCGATGTCCACATCCACATAGACCAGGACGTGGGTCGTGGTGTTGGACCAACTCAGGAACTCGCAGTCGATGAATTTGTTCCGCTGGTTATCGCCCGCGCCTTTGTACAGCCACAGATTGCGTGACGCGCCTGTGCGCATCGCGGTCGTTTGGCCGATGGTACAGCGCTTGAATGTGTTTTCCCCACCGCTCAGCTTGAGTGAGTATGAAGCTGCCGTGACACTGAACGGGACCATGAAAAACACGTTTTCAAACAGGCATCGTTGTCCGGTTACAACGGCCACACCCATCGCTCCCGTTGCATACTCGTTACTGAGCTGCACGTTCTTGATGATGCAACCATCCCCGGAAAACGTATAGCCGGCAGCCAGTGCCGTTGCCGCCAGTTGCACAACCCGGCATCGCTGACCCAGGCCGGGCAGGTCACATCCGACGCCGACCAGGTGGGTGTACGACTTGTCCCACGTGATCATGGCTGCCGGATTGATCGCCGTCGCCCCGGCCAGGAGCAGAACCGTGTCGTGCCGGTTGGCCACGCACAGGTCCTCGGCCGCTTCCAGCGTGAGCAGCGGACTCTGCCAGCTTGTCCCCGGATTGCTGTCGCTGCCGTTCACAGGATCCACCAGGTACGCTTGAGACAATGGTCCTCGCGGGATCCCTAACGAGGCCACATATTCGTTGAGGTTTTTTGGAAAAAGACCCATTTCACACCTCCCTAGGCCGTCAACACGGCAAACGCGCAGCGCGTGGCTGCCGTCGCGTTCACACGGTTGATTGGATTGGGCAGCGCAAAGCCGAGACGGATCACGGCGCGCAGCGCCACCATATCCTGCTGTGCCAGGTTGTACACGATATTGCCCGCCTGGTCCTGGATCACAGCCTCGGTCAGCACCTTGTAGGTGATATCCTGGCGGAACGCGTAGACCAGCTTCGACCAGTCGCCGGCGAACAGCAGCTCACTGTTGCCGGCCACGCCAAAGGCCCCGTTCTGCGGGAACGCGATCGGCTCGCCGTCCAGCTCGTAGCGCGTGCTATCCTGCATCGACCGCTTGAAAATCGGGTTCCCGTCGCTGTCCCGGCAGTTGCGCAGCTTGCCGCGCATGCTCAGGTCGGCGATATGCCCGGTGGCCATATAGCCATCCGCCTCGATCACCATCAGCACGCCGTCCGTGCCGCCTGCCGTCTCGCCGAGCAGCGCTTCGTACAGATCGGTATATCCGGCCGCGCTCAGCCGGTGGCTCGCCGTATTGGCCACGGCGGTCAGCCCCGCGCCGCCCAGGTTGGTGCTCCACGTGGTCGGGATGTTGGTCCCGAACAGGACCGCCTGGTCGATGGCCAGGCCAAAGGCCTCCTCGATACTGGGCCGGATCTCGCCCCAGATGTCATAGTCCTGGTCGTCGAGGACCGACTCGGGGATCGGCACGATCACCGCCAGCTCTTCGGCGTCGATGTACTTGTTTTCCCAGTTCACCTCGCTGCTTTGCTTGAGGCCCGTGTCGCCCGTGACGAAATACGCTGTCGCCAGCGCACTCATCACCGGCAGGCGCTTCTGTGCGCGGCTCATATCCGGCAGACGTCGCGCCAGGCCCAGCACCGCGCTCTGTTGCGGCGTCGTCTTGAGGATCTCGCGTGACACTTCTTCGGGAATCAGCGCCGCTGCGTCGGTTCGTGAGATCAAACTATTGTATGGCATTTCCGTCCTCCGTTACCCTCTCCCCGCTTGCTGGCGGATGAACGCATTCATCCCCTGCTTTGCAGGTGGGTTGCTCGTGCCGCTTCCGGCATTGCCGGGCGGCGGTTTCTTGGTCCCTTGTCCGAATAGCTCCGGGAACTGCTCCTTGAGCACCGCCCAGTTCACGTTGCCCCGCCGGTCGAACGCCTCAACCTCTTGCGCCGCCAGCCAGGCCAGCCGCGGGCTGCTGCAGCCGATCTCCGGCTGCGTCGCCTGCTCGAAAAAGTCGGCCCTTCGGTTCGCTACCTCGATCTGGCCCGTGAGCTGCTCGAGCTGCTGACGCGTCTCGCTGCCCGCCTCGAGCTTCCCAGTTGCCTCTCGCAATTGCCTGGCCAGGTCCTGGTGCTGCTCGCGTTCGCTCTGCAGCGCTGTGCGTAGACCCTGCGTGTGCTGCTCGTACAGTTTCCTCTGTTCCTCCGGCAGTGCAGCCAGCACGGTCTCCCAGGTCGGCGGCGGCGTCTCGCTGCCGGCACCCTGATTTCCCTGCTGGTTGTTCTGCTGGTTCCCTTGTTGGTTATTCTGTTGATCGTCGGTTTTTGGTGGCATCTCGCCCCTCCTGGCCTCTCGCCGTTATCTATTCGCGGTCGCCTCTCGCTCCCGCGCCATTCCCTATGCTGCCAAATGTGTCAATGGGGTGGGCACGATGCCCGCGCCCCACACCGGATCCTCCGTCCGGGTGACCAGGTCGCTGAATCCGAACGCCCCGGCGCGATACGCGTCCAGCCGGCTGCGGCCCAGGATCGATACCTGCGTCTCCTCCGGCTGCTGGGCGAACCAGGCCTCTCCCGCCGTCCACTGCACGGCACGCATCCCCTTGACGATGGGTACCCCCGTGCACCGCCCGCTCGTGTGATCGGGCAATTGCTCATCGATCGAATAGACGTGGCCCTCGTCTGCCAGGCACGCCGCGCATATGCGATCGTCGTGCGCCGCCAGGCGGCGCTGGCCCGTCACCACGCCGCTCGTCTGCCACTGATTGCGCCCTGCCTCGCGGTAGGCCCGGATCTGCTCGCTGCGTGCGATCTCGAGCGCCTTGTTCAGGCCACCGGTCAGGTCGTCGGCCATATCGCGTGCCGTTCGCCGGGGGTTCCGGCCTTGTGCCGTGCCCTGCACGAGCGTATCCACGGCCCGCGCCCAGACTTGTGCGGCGCTGTGATTGTCGCCGGGATCGAACCGGAGCCGCAGCTTGAGCAGATCGCCCACCGGCCTGCCATCCCCGGCCAGGCCCACCAGGTACTCTACCGCCTCCGCGGGCAGCCGGTCGAAAAACGCCCCAAACTGCCCGCCCGACTGGTATGTTAATGCGATACTCTGCGCGTAATCCTCGAGGCCCTGGCCGACTAGCATCCGCTGCTCGTCGGTAATCCGCCCCGCCGCCCATTCCCCATAGCGAAGGAACTCTTCCTCCGCTTGCTCACGCAATCGCTGGTATCGCTCCAGCCGGTACAGCGCCGCCGCGCTTATTACCTTGCCCTCGCGCTCTCGATCCGCGAACTCGAGCGCCAGCGCGCTGATCTGCGCCTCCAATGCCTGCTCGACGCTCAGCCACTGGCGGGCCATTTCCTCCATCTCCACGGCCTCTTGTGCCAGCAATCGCGCCTTGAACTGTCTGCTAGCCACCACGACCAAAGGCTCGGGCATCGCTATTCCGTCCCACCATTGCCCTGGTCGAACTGGCGCTGCTGGGCAACTAGTCCCTGGGCCAAACTGGCCACACTCGCGGCCTCGGCCTTGGCCTTCTCTTTGAGGATCTGCTCGATCTCGGCCTGGCTCTTGCCCTCCTCGCGGAGGGTCGTCTCCAGCGGGATCCCGCTATTGTTGTTGAACTGCCGGATCTCGGCCCGCGTGCGCGGCTGGATCGTGTTTGGCGGCACCCAGACCGGCGCGATGGAGAGCGGATCGACCGTCTCTCCGTCCAGCTCAAGCAGAAACGCGGCCAGATCCTGCCAGGTCCGCGTGAACCGCTCGAGATAGCGTGACACCTTTTTGATCAGCGGTCCCTCGAGGGCATAGAGCGCCTCCCCCGAGATCTCGCGCTGTGTGTCCTTGTAGAAATAGTGTTTCGGCGTCCGGCTGACGATGCCGATGCTCGTGGCCAGGTTGTCGATCCCCTGCAGGAAATTGTCCAGGGTCGTCTCACTGAACTCACCAACCGTGGTATCCTGGCTGACACCGTCCGCGGCCGGAATATCCCAGATCTCGTTCGGCGCATTTTTCAGGGTACCGACCTCGGCATTGGAAATGATGTAGCGCTGCTTGAACGCGCCATACTCGGCGGCGACCATCATATCGGCCAGCAGTTTGTTGACTGCGTCCTGCATCGAGCGCACGCTGACGCTCAGCTCGCTCTTGCTCGACCACCGGCTGAGCTGCAGGTGAAAGACAGGGATCCGCTGGAATGGGTTCGGCGGCCACTCGTAACCCTCAAGATCGACCACCTCCCCGGTCTCCGGGTCGATCGGCTGGAATCCGTTGGCAGAATCCGGCAGCGACGTCGGTGAATTCTCTCCCGATCCCTGTGCCTGGTAATACTCGACGTGATCGGCGTAATAGAGCATCAGCCGGTAATGCCCCTCGTTCGTCCGCCACCATTTGGCCGCCCAGCGCATCACTTTGGGACGCTCGGCGTCGTACTCGGCGTGCACCATCCGCGCGTCGTTGTAGTAGGCGTCGATCGGGCCGTTCTCTCCGTCTCGCCAGGCAATGATGAACGCCTCGTGTGTTACCAGCGCGTCGAGATGTGCGTCATCGCTGTCCAGGTTGAGCTGCGTCTCGTACCACAGCCGGTTCAGCCGCCGCGTCAGCTCGTCGCTCTCGCGGACGATGAAACTGGGCAGCTCAAGCCGGTCCATCACGCTGTCCACGACCACCGCGCACCAGTTCTGCTCGAAATGCGCATCCAGCAAGCGAAATGCCTCTTTCAGCCGGGCCGTGCTGTACACGAGCGGCTGCGGGCCTTCATAGTACCGCCATAGGTTGGTGTACGGCCCCTGTTTGCCCCGCAATATTTTGACGGCTTTTTCCAGGTCTGTCGCCATGCTCACCCCTGATACGACTGCGCTTTCTTTCTGTTCGGCTTGCGCTTGACGATCAACAGCGCCAGCATATAGGCTACCGACCGGTCGTCGTGCTCACCCTCGGGCGCTTTCAATGTCGAACCCTCGATCGAGGCGATCTGCAGATAGCTCGTCTCGCTGTGCACGATCGTCGTACCGTCGTGAAAGTGATCTGCCCCGTTGTCATAGAGCATCGCCTTGCCGCTGGTGGTGTCCAGCCAGCCCGGCCGCCGGTCCGTCCCCACCATCACCTTGAGCGGTGAGTTGTCTTTCAGCCAGAGCAGCACCGCGTGGCCGTGATTGTTCCGCTCGACCATCAGCGGCGCGTTGTTGTACCACTGTCCCAGCCGATGCGCGTAATAGGCCGTCGTGCTCGGCTCGAACTTGCCCGCCAGCACGCACACTTGCTCGCCGTTCTCCAGATCGAGCACTTCGATCGCGCTGTCGTCGCTGGTCGGGTTGCCCTCGGCCGGATCGACCCCGACTCCATACCGGTGTCCCTGCTCCGGGGCCTTGTAGACCTCTAGACCGGGAATCGCCGGCGCGCCGGCTACCTCGTCGATGTTGAGCGGCGTGCGCTTGTCGTAGCACCGCTTGAGCCACTCGAAAGAGATCCGCTTGTTCAGCGTACGCGCCGCCAACGCTTCCTCCTCCGTCGCCGGATATTGCTCGTGCAGGTCGTCCAGGCTCCCCGTCCGGTCTAGCGTTTCCGCCTTCTCCCGTGCATACCACGCCTCGTCCCGTCCAGGATGCGCGTACCACGGGCAGAAAATCGCGTTCCAGCCGTTCCCCTCGCGCACCTCGCGCCGGATGCGCAACCGGCCCGGCTGCTCCGGGTCCCACTCCACCGTCGCCTTGCTCGAGGCCCCGCGGTAAAGCTGCTTGAACTCGGTCTTGGGCCGATCCTTATCCACACGGCTGACGATCGTCATCGAGCCGCCGCCGTCGATCGTCGGCTTGACCGCCCGCATCAACGCGTTTTGGTCCGGCACCAGGTCGAACTCGTCGAGGATGACGTCCGTCATCGCGTACGCATCCCCGCCCGTCGTCGGGAATGCCCTGGCCACCGACCCATTGCTGAGCGCGAACGTGTGCCCGTCGCTTTTGACGATCGAGGCCGCTTGCAGGAAGGGAGGCAATCGCAGGTACATCCCCTTCATCCGCTCGTCGCCCAGCATATAGACTGCCTCGTCGTCGCGCTTGGAAAAGACGCCCACCTTGGCGATCGCCCGGAAGAGCATCTTCCACAGACCGTTGTACGCCAGCGCCAGCCAGGAAAAGCCCTCCTGCCGGGCCTTCAGGATCACATTCTGCGGATAACGGTGCAGGTCGAGCAGCGCCCAATACTGCATCCGCCACAGGTGGAACGGGATCCAGCGCTTGTCCACCTTGTCATAAATCGACACGTAATTGTGGACGAAATAGGGCGGCTCGTTCCGGCATTTGACCGCCTCGACGAGCTGCGCCTCGGGCCTCATCTCGTCGAGCCAGCGTTCCCGCTCGCGCTCGCCGGTGAGCTCGTTCCAACTAGTCATCGTCGAACTCGGGCTCCCAGTCCTCCAGCTCGACCTCGGCCTGTTCCTCGGCCTGCGCCATCTGGTCGGCGGTGATCGCCCGCCGCGTCACGTTCACGTCCTGCGACGGCTGGTACATTCCGGTCAGTTTTAGAAAGAGCTCGCGGTCCTTGTACGTCTTGTAATCTTCCAGCTCGGCCAGCGTCCCCAGCGTCTGCAGGACCTTGGCCCGACGTGCGAAAAGCGGCTCCAGGATGTTCTCCTGGACCAGCTTGTCCAACTCCGGGTAGCGCCGCCGGTACTTGCGCAGCGCCTGCGCGCTTCCCCATCCCACCAGCCGCGCGAACTCGTCGTACGTCGCCGGCTCCCGCGTGTTCGCCGGGCAGCTCGCCCACGCCACGTACGCCGCCAGACGCCAGCGATTCCAATCCGGACCGTCGTACCAGTCCCAATCGCCCTCCAGCAGCGCATCATAATCGTCCCGCCAGGGGACGTCGCCCAGATCCTCGAGCTGCTCCTGCATCGACAGGCTGTGCACCCGTGCTTCCTCTGGGTCCATCCAATCGCCCGTCTTTTTCTTCGTGTCCATCTTTCCCCTACGTCGGTCTCACGAAAATGCCGGCAAGCCCGGCGACGATGCTCTCCACGATGCTGGCCGCCGTCAGCAGGCCTCGCTCCCGCTGGTGCTCTGCGCGATGTGCCGTCCACCGTTCGTCCAGCCGCTCCAAGTGGCGCTCCGTACCGTCCACCCTCGTATCCACCGCGCATACCACGCGCTCGATCCCCTCCACCTTCTGGATCAGATAATCCAGCTTGGTGGCCAGAATCGCGTTCGTCACCCGCGTATCGTTCGGAGCGTCACCCATGGTTGGCTCCTATCGACCGCTCAGTGGCCGGTGCATCACCTCCGGTGGAGACTGCGTCCACTTGCTGATCGCCTGCTTGCCCAGATCCACCAGCCCGGAGGCCGCCAGGCCCACCACCCCGCACCCCAGGCCCACGAACACCATTGTGATCCACGGCACTGCTGGAGCCGGGATCAACCCCGTGTTGACCGCATATGCCAGCATCCCGAACACGGCGGCCATTCCGAACGCCTCTATGATCAGCCAGTTGCCGTCGACGCCCAATCGCTTTGTGATCTGCACCAGACCTACCACGAGCGGCACCAACAGCACCCCGCCGATCGCCAACGATCCAAAGTCAAATCCCAGGTCCATCGTTCCTCTCCTTTACCCGGAGGCGGCGCGGTCGATGTCGGCTTGGGGGGGTAAGCCACTCGAAACCGCGCCCACCTCCGTACACACGCCGGGGCGGAGACTCCGGCTAGTGCCACAAAAACAAAAAGCGCCGTCTCTGGTTCCTCACCAGAAACGGCGCTCCCTTCCAGGCTACGCCGACTTATGCGATTGCCTGCCTGCGCGGTGATCCGCGCGCTCTCTACTCGTGACTAGGCAGCCCCGCCCGTGTAGGGCACTTTGCCTAGTCGGCGCGTCTTTGCTCCATCGAGCCACGGGCCGCGCCAATAACTAATCAAAGTCTCACCCGAACCTCGATCTTGATCGGGTCACGCTTGTTGGCCGGATCCACGTGCACGATCACCTGCCCCGGCCTCGACAATAACCGCGCCAGCTCGCTCGCCCGCTTGCGCAGCTCTGCCACCATCCGTTCCACCAACTCCATCGCCATTTCATCAACCCTCATTCGTGCAGACGACGGGACTAGAACATCCGTTCCAGTGCATCATATCATATGTGCATCTTCCCGTCAAATTCCTCATGCCGGCGTGATCGGTCCCCGTGGGACCACGATCTGTGGCTGCCGCTGCTGGGCCTCGATCTGCACCTGCACAAAGACCGACTGTGCCTGCAGCTCTGCTATCTTGGCCCACTCATAGATCTGCCCTGGGCTCACGTTCGTGAACTGCGTCTGCACGATATTTGCGCTCCCTGGTCCCTCGAACTCGACCACGATCCGGCTCGGCACCTTGCCCACCGGTGCGTTTTTCCCTGCCATGTTCTTCTCCTATTCGTCCTGCAAATGCAGCAGCACTGCCGTCGCAAGATCTACCTGCGCGATGGTTTGTAGCGCCACTACCCGTTCTGCCGTCATCGAGGCGATCTTGTCGTAATCTACCCCCGTCACCGGCGGCTCCTCCGGCTCTGGTTCGGGCTCCGGATCCTCCGGCACTCCGATCGCCACCGCGATCGCCTCCAGCCCTGTGTCGTCGATATAGAGATCGTTGTGTTTCACGCCCCACTCCGAAAAGCCCCACGCAAAAAGGGAGATCTCCGAGTGCCAGGCCTGGAACACGATCTCCGATCTGACCCACTGGTTATACCGGGTCAGGTCCACCTCTCGACCCCATAGCGTGGCATAGTGGTCTGCCCAGTGTCCCCACGGGTTCGCCCCCACCATCCGGTGCAGATTGCCAGCCTGAATCGACGTATCCGGATTGTCCTCGCTGGAGGACCACGCATAAAACCACGCCCAGAAACGGTACCACTGTCCGGGAATCGCATTCACCCGCTGCCAGATACCACCGCTCCACTTGGCCGTCGTCATCGCGATCTTTTGCGCGCTCTGCCCGCTCCGCACCCGGCCCTTCCCGACGCCGACTTTCTCCTCCTGCCATTCCGGCCGGACGCCATAGGCCTGGTCATAGAATCGCTCCCAGCCCTCCGCGACTTTCACCTGCGATGCCTCGAGGAACCGGTACGGTGCCTCCAGCGCACCATTCACCAATGTCTCATTTGCCACAGCACTTGCCTCCAATCTCAGTCGTGCCCAACAATGGACACACGAATAAACGCCATTTCCCGCATCCACCATCACCGCCCGATCCGGTTCACCCATTGTCCCCCCACACACTGGACACCGGCCAAGCCACACCCACACCCGACCGTCCACCTGCGTCGGTATACTCACTCCCGTCTCCGTGGTGCGTGCTCGAACGCATCCATCATATCCGATAGCCCCACCGCATTCAGCGCCGCAATCAGCAGCACCAGCGCCCAACCCATCTCCGGAGCCACATCCGCCTTGGATAGAAACGCAAACATCACCACGTTCACCAATACATTCATCGCTGCCAGCACCATCACGATACCTCCCGTCCCGCGGCGATCTTTTTGCTGTGCGACATCGCCGCGTACGTCCCTACCTCGTCCGGATCCACGAACCACACCCGTCGTTTGTTTCCATCTGCGCACACTGCAGGGCGTCGCTCGCCGTATACCGCACCCCGCCGCACCATATTCCCGATCGTCGAGACCGGCAGCCCCGTCTGTTCCGCGGCATCGTTGATTCGCACCAGGTCGTCGTGGCCCATCGGATTCGCCCCGCCTTGCGGCATATCGCGCGTGCGCAACCGAGCCACCTCTGCCTCCAGGTCCTCGATCCGCAACTGGTACGCCAGCTGCTGCGCATCCCCTCGCGCGATCAGCGCCAGCACCTGGTCGACCGTCAGGATCATCCCCACCAGCCCCTGATTCTGTCGCTTCACCGCCACCTGCCGCAGCCGCTCTACGTCGGTCATCGTTCCGCCTCCAATCTGCGCTTTGCCGCGCTCCGGTTCACCATCATCGCCCGCGTCGACAGTCCCGGCCACCACCGCCATGGTCCCGGCACATCCCCCAGGATCGGCAGGCACTCGTCTCGGAGCAGAGCGGAGATCCCGCCTGATTCGCGGGACCACATCACGCAATTTCGTCCGAATGGCCCCGCATCCAGCGCCCGCAGGACGTGCATCTCTCCATCGGTCCACATCACGATCTCGTCTCCGCACTCCCACCACACCCCGTGTGTCTCTGCCGGCAGCGCGATCCACGGCTCGCGGTCCACCTCGAAACATCCCTCTCCGCAAAACAGCGGCCCGCCCCCGTACGTCGCCAGCGCGTACCAGGTCAGCACGCCATACAAAACTGCCCTCACGATACTGTCCCCTGCCCGCCCTCGCCCTCGCCATCCAGTTCCTCCGCAAACTCCAGTGCCCGGGCCAGCGCCCCATCCGCCTCTCTCAGACAATCAAAGATCCCATCGATCGCCGTCTTTTCCTCTCTGACCCGCGCCAGGTGCCGTCCCGGTGTCTCCCGTACGCTCTCCTGGTACCGCAGCAGCCGCGCCTGCAGATTCGTTGCCTTTAGCTGCA